GTTTATGATGAACTAATTCATGAGCAACTGATCTAAAGATATCCATTGGATGTCTATTCTTGCTCATGACATAAACCTCACGAGCACCAGGAGCATAAGCAGCAAATGATGGTTGCTCACCCTGATCTGCAGGTTCTTTGAACTTTAGTTTTGGCTTATCAGATATGCTTAGTTTGTCACAGCAGAAATCAATAAATGAATTGAGATGATTACTAAAGTCCTTGCGACTCATTTCTTCGTGTAACATTTGTTCTTTCAATTGGGCTCTAGTAGCAGTAAATATCTTGCGGGCTAGTGTCTTGTCTCTAGCGGCTGATGCTTTAGCGAATGTAGCAAAATCACCCTTGCGAACTGCCGCACGTAAGTCTGTACCAGAGATGCCTTGCTTTCTAGCACCTGATGATACAACCTGGAATTTCTTGAATGGATAATGGATCTTGGGATTATAATCTTTAGCAGTCTTTGGTTTTACATATCTGCTAAATGATGCTTTGAACTCTGATAGACGATCATCACCGACCACAAATGTTACATCTTCGTAACCTTCGTCAGCCAGCTTGCGGCAGATAGCAAAGGCAGTCTTCATAGCTGGATCATCAACGAAATTTACACCAGGAAATATCTGGCGCAGAAACATCATCTTCTGTCTTGGTGCTAGGGGATTCTTAGATGGATCATGTGACTGGGAAGTATAGATACGATGATCAGCGCCGTTCTTTTGTGCTAGTCTGACGGCATATGTGATTAGTTCTGCGTGACCTGATGTAGGTGGGTTATAACGTCCAAATGTGAATACGATTTTCTTCATCTTACCTCTGCGGTATTATTATTGTTTATTTAGTCTTTTTCTTATCTTGAGCCTGTTTGACGATCTTTTTGATAGTCTTGATAACGGGTACAGGCTTCATCTCTGGGTGCCCCTTATCGCATCCACAGTGTTCCTTGATCTTTTTCATTACTTGCCCCAATTCTTGACGGCCAGAAAGTTTGCTCTACTAAACTCCAGACGGTCTACTAGCTTGACAGCATCTCCGCCAGTTGACCAGGCAGCAACATAACCTTCTGGGGTTGTTACTTTGTAGCCACCATCAGCGGTGTGTAAGAATGTGCCAAGATCGTTGACTTGATTGAACTTGGCAATCAATAACATCTTAGCGTCAATCAATAAATTCTGTAGCTGAAATATCTTCTTTAGATCGGCAGCATTCTGGCGATACCATCTAAGAACCATATCTCTCTCTGCCTTACGCTTTGCTTTTGTAGCAGGCATCTTGGCATCATCAATGTTCTTTTGATATTTATCTCCGACCCACTTGATTAGCTGGGCTGTATGTCCAGCGGTCATATGCTCACCAGCACGAACCTTCTGATTATAGAAAGTCATGATGTGAACCTTATATGTGTCGCTGGTAGCAATCTGATTTAGCAACGATGCTGGGATAGTTCTAAAGACTGTGCCGCATTGTGAGAGTATGCTTGTTAGTCTAGCATTCTCTGACTTGGTAAGTGTAGCCTTGCCTGTAACATCCATAAATCTATTGCTACGATACCATACATTCTTAGATGGTCTTAGCCGCCCGATGTCAACGTCGAAATTAGTTTGGAGAGAAGACATAGTGGGACCACTATAAGAAGTGTGAAAAACAATTCCCATTCGAGAAGAAAGTACCTGCTTAGATAGTGTCGTACCTTGCGGAACAGCATACGTGATCGTGTTCGGCCGAAACGTAATATACTTTTTACCATCTATAGTTTCCGATTTTAGCTCATCTTTCGAATACATAAAATCGCCATGGATGATACCAGTAATACCCAATTCAGGTAGATATTTCAAAGCAAGTGAAAGTTTAGCCGCTAGACCACCAGAGTGATTTGCTCTAATGTCTGCTTCAGTATAATTCAGTTTAGCATTCTTAGCAAAGATAGATTTAGACCCAACGAAGAAACGACCGTTCTCAGGATTGATGCCAGCATACAAAGCTGGTGCTCCATCAAACTTAGTTCTTAGAATAAGAGAGCCACGTGCCTCTGATAATGTCTGTCCATCATCGGCAAACATATCTCTTAATGAGATAAGAAACTGAATAGCGTTACGTGTGCCAACGACACCACCTTCTAATACAGCATCTTCAATGTGTGTCAAGTGCCGATCTTTTTCAGCGGCTGCTTCGGTGAGAAAGTCTGATAATCTAATCATGGAAAGTTACCTTTGAAACGAACAATTTTGAATTTAGTATCATTAGGATACTCTCCTCGCTTACTATTTCTCAATTCTATATTATAGTCTGCATATGAAGTTGAACACTGAATAGTAATCTGCTTAGAACCTGGATTTGGATATCTGATATTGGTTACGGTCATATTGTCTATCAACTTGTCTAGTTTAGCACGACCCATCCAAAATACTTTCCAATCAGTGGCTCCAGATTTTCTAACATAAAAGTAGTTCATACCCCAGGCACGTTCGAAGATTTGTTTCATGTTTTTAACACTGGCAGGAGTAGTTGGTATAGTTGTTCGTTTTCTCTTTACATTATTTCTTTCATCAAAGCCTTGTTGAACCTTATTTAGATCAGTACCAAACGCTTTAAGAAAAGCTGCGCCAGCAGAGTCAGGCTGTATTGTGCCGGTAGTATCAAACAAAGATGCTGCACCTGAATAGGAACTAAATGTATCACCATTGATATCTTTAAGAGAAACATACCAAGTGTTATTTTTGGAATCTTTGATGACAATATCACCAATAATAGCGCCAAGGTCAGCGGTTGCTACACCTTCTTTTTTGGTTGAACCTGTTCTTTGTGTTACTGAAACAATTTCATTAACACCAAATGAAGGATTGGCAGCAATCAATTTATCTACCAGTGCCTTGTATGTTTTATTAACACCTTTTCTTTTGAAATAAGATGCTAGATCATTGATCGTTTTCTTTTCAAATTTTTCACCACCGTTAGAACCTTTAGCAATAACGGCATCAAATTTCATTCCTTCATATACGAATGATACGGAAGGATACTTACTACTATTGGGAGATAGTGTATTATAGACAGCTTTAGTAACACCCTTAATACTTTTTATCTCTCCGAGAAATGCAGCACTAAACGCCGCAGATGTGTCTCGGGTGGCATTGATTAGCTGCAATCTAAATGCTCTGACAGTGGAGACAGTTTTAGAAACTTCCCCTGTTTTATGTCTAGGTGCTACTTGAAAGTTATGCTTCTTAGAAATGGAATCTAAGAAGTTGCCGACTTCTGTATAGATAGTTTTTGCATCCGGTTTCTTAACGGCCGCCAAGATATTCTCCTAGGAATAGTTCTAGGAGTATTTATGATCCTTTAGGTATGAACCTCAAACACATGCCACACTAGGGTGCTTGTCATACCAGACTGCTGGACTGTACCGACATATTCATAGTGCTTCTTATCATAGTCTTTCATCTCAAAGCCAGTACCAAAGACATGGAACTCATACTTACGTGTTTCTTTCTTAGGATTGACAATAGCCCAAAGAACGGGAATGTTACCCTGCATTTGAATGCTTAAAATTTTTGCCGCTCTTGGCATTTCAATTTCATACACCGAATTGTGGTGAATATCAAGACCCAGCGGATACTTAAAGATCATTTTCATTATAACACCTCATACTTTCCAGTTTCATCAGTTGTATAAACGGTACGCTTGATACCAAACTCTGCGATTGCTCTTTCGCAACCACAACACGGTTTAGCCAGACCCCAAACAAAATGATTGTCGCCTGCTTTAGGTTTCTTTACTCTGGTAATGTATAACTCTGTGTCTTTCAGTTCTTCCACAGATAGTTCACGCAAGGCATTTTTGATAGCATGAATTTCCGCATGAAGATAGATTGCTTCCGAGTTCTTGGCATACTTTGCTTGGAATGGATGGGATTTTCTGCGATTGTATCCGATGGATATAATCTTGTTACGATGCACGACCGCTGCGGCAAAACGGATATTACTATCATCGTTTGCCTCAGCAATCTTTGCCAGTGTGTGTAGAATACCTTCGTTCACTTTTTTCATAATGTATTATATCACAAGATCAGTATTAGGTCAATACAGGATACTTATTGACAATCTTTCCTTTGACAACGGCAACTGTTCCTGGTATTACACCACCAACATCTTTTCCGTCATAGCGCCACTGTATCTGAATGATACCAACACCACGGGCATGCCATGCTCTCCATCCAGATGCTTTGTTATTACCAAATGACTGGTCATATTCGAGTTCAATAACATCAGTGTAACCGTTAAGATAGTTATACTGGTTACAATATTTTACTCTTTGATTGCCAGTAGTTGGTGCTTCAAACTTTGTAGAAGCAATAGGATCGATCTGAATTGGTGCATTAAACTCATCACCAATATTCTGTAGACCACCCCAAAAGATTTCTTTACCTCTAACAAATGCAGTTGTTCTATATTTTGTCCAGAATTGATAAGCACGGCTTGGGTAGATATCTGCTGTTTCTGTTACACCCTTCTCACCATAATAGTCCATGATCCAAGTTGATTGCCATTTGTTGTCATGATAATCTTCTTGATATATGTGACGATAATCTCCACTATTCCATACAATGAATGAATATGGTTTACCATCAGCACCATTACCGAAATTATGAATTGAAAGTTTGCCTACATCAGGTCTTGGCCAATAGTTATGAAATAGAAAAGCCATTTACTTTTCTCCTAGAGTTGCCCTCAACATCCAACGTTGTTTACGATGTGCGGTGATCAGATCCTGAACATAGTTCTGCCAACCAAATGCTTTCTCTTTACCTGAGAGTTCATAGCATTCGTTTAGACAAGCAAGAACTTGTTCATTAGCATCATATAGGTTCTGAAACATCTTCTCTGGTTTAACAATCTGTGTATCTTCTTTAATCTCTGATAACTCAATCATACGTGCAAGTGAGGCTGGAGCAAAATTATCCATTGCTCGAATATGCTCTGCAACAACATCTATCTCGTCATGCACACTCTCGTAAAAGTCACCAAAGAAAGCATGATACTGTGGAAAGTTGTCGCCGATATAGTTCCAGTGATATGCATGTGCCTTCATATAAAGCACAAACATATTGCCTAATAAAATTTTAGCTTTCTCTACTACCTCATCCATTTTTTTCTTCCTTGTATGATTCCCATTTACCTAGAGGGCAGTCTGCAAAAGGCCATAGTGCCTTAACATTCATGAAACAAAAACATTCAAGGCATTGAGTCGTTGTGGCATTATAACTATCACACTCTTTGCATATTTCCAAACGCTCTTTTGCCTTTTCTCTACGTCTAGCAAATGCGGTTTCAATTTTTAGCATATGAGTATTTAGTAAAGAAAAAGGGCGACATTTCTGCCGCCCTTCTGTTAATGCTGAATATGTATGTGATAGTAATGACC